AGAGAGAATACATTTGCAAAATTAAGAGCAAAAGGATTAGCAAGAGCAATGGCTAATACTAAGCAGGTTAAAGCTGCAGATGTGTTTAATAATGGTTTTAATTCAGCTTTTGCAGGTGGTGATGGTCAGCAGTTATTTTCTGCTTCACATCCAACCATAGGTGATGGTAACCAATCAAATACTTTAGGTGCAACTGACTTGTCAGAAGCTTCTTTAGAATCTGCATTGATTACTATATCTAAAGCAAAGGATGATAGAGGTATATTAATAGGTCTTCAGACTCAATCATTGCATATACCTTCAGACTTGGCATTTACTGCAGACCAAATTCTGAATAGTACAATGTCAACTACTATTGGGGTTAATCCAACTACTGCTGCAAATGGTGCAACAAATGTTAACGACATTAACTCAATCAGAAATCAGGGCATGGTTCCGGGTGGATTCTTCGTAAATAGAAGGTTTACTGATACTAATGCATGGTTCTTGAAGACTGATTGTCCTAATGGAGCTAAAATGTTTGTACGTTCACCTCTGCAGACTAAAATGGAGCCAGACTTCGATACAGGTAATGTAAGATTTAAAGCTAGAGAGAGATATAGCTTTGGATTTTCTGACTGGAGAAGTTACTATGGAGCTTCAGGTTCATCCTAATAGATAACTGTAGGTTATTGATTTAGAAAAAAAGGGAGGGATATACTTTGCATCCTTCCCTATTTTTTTGTATAATAAATATATTAAGGAGAATTACATGGGAACGAATATAAGAGTCGGAGCAGTTACAGGTAGTGGAGCAGTATTAGATACTCTTTCAAGTGTAACAGTTGCTGATACAAGAGTGAGAAGTATTTACTATAGTGGTGTTGGAACATTCCTTCTTACAGGAAGTGAAACAGATGAAAATGGAAGCACTTCAGGAAGTAATATAAAGTTTGTTGGAACTACTAATGTAGATGCAGGAGATATTTATATACCTGATAATGGTATAAGAATGATAGGACCTGTTAAAGTTTCTGCACCTACATCAGCAAGTACTGTGACAGTTTTTTATGGCTAATTATACTTATTTAGTAAATGATATAATTGAAAGTACAGAGAATGATAACTCTGACTTTACTAGTGCTATACCTAAATTTGTTAATAGAGCAGAGTTAAGATTAACTACAGACCTAGATGATTATGGTTTAGTTACTTATACATCTGTAGCAGTTTCAAGTGGTAAAAATATAGTTACACTTCCTTCAGGAACACGTATAATAAAAAATGTAAATATTAATAATGCAGGAACAAAAATAAATTTAATACAGAGAACTGATGAATTTATAAATGATTATTGGTCTGTTAGTGCAAGTACAGGAACTCCTGAGTATTATGCAAAAAGAGATAATACAACTATATTAATTGCACCAACTCCTGTATCAACTGTAGATGGAGTAGTAGTTCATATATCAAGACCTACTACACTTGCATCTGCAACTCCTAATAATTATTTTTCAGACTTTTGTTATAATGCATTATATAATGCGTCTATGATAGAAGCTTTATTATTTATGAAAAACTATGAAGCAATAGCTATTTATGAAACAAGATATAAAGAATCTGTGACTGCTCTTCAGAATCAAGCAAGAAGAACTAGAAGAGACGATATGGAAGCACCTGCAAGTCCTGCAGGAGGAGATAACACTATTTTACAAGGGAGTTTATAAAATGGCAATGACTAAAGCAATGAGAATGGCAGCAGAGAAAATGATGAAATCTATGCCTTCTAAAGCAATGAATAAAAATGATGCTGCAAGAGTTGAAGCAGCAATAAGAAAAAATCCAAAACTTTATAGAGGATTGTCACCTTCTGAAGTTTTAGATATGTTACCACCTAAAGGAATGACAGGTAAAGTTATTGGTATGCCTATAAAAGGAAAGACAACTAAAAAATCTTTTGGAGGTATATTAAAAGCTGGTAAAAAAGTAGTTGACACAGTAAAGAAAAAAATAAATAAAAAAGATTCTAAGGGTAATACTATATCTATACTAGGTAAGCCAAGTGCTAATCAAACAAAAATAAAGAAAGCTCAAAAACAACAAAGAACTACAAGACGAGAAAAGGCAAAGTCTTTAGCTAAAGGTACAATAGGAACTGTTGCAGCATATGAAGGTGCAAAAGCTTTAAAAGGTGAAAAATCTCAATTACAATCACAACCTATATCTAAACCTACAAAAAAACCTAAACTTAAGGTAATGAAACCAAAGCCAAGACCTAAAAAGAAAAGTAGTGGTGTAACATTTGGATTTGAAGTTATACCTAAAGGTGGTAAAACTAAAAAATTTAGTGGTGGTGGTAAAGTAGGTGGTATGAAAATAGGACCTGCAACACATAATAGACTTTACTAGGAGAATATTATGAAGGTTAAAATTTTAAAAAAGTTAGCAGAAACTATAACTAAAAAACCTGCTACAGAACAATTTAAAAAAGTAAGACAATTAAAAAAAGAAACTAATGACTTAGCAAAAAAGAATAACATTGAAGTTGGAATGGGTAAATATGGAGTTCTTAATGATAAGTTAAATAAAAGTATAGGAAATAAAAATCTTTCAGAAGCAAAAAAGATTGTGAAAGATATGAAAGATTTTATTAATAATAAAAAAGATACACCTAAAAAACAAATAAAAGGTGTTAAGGCAGGTATTAAAGCCTTATCAAAAGCTGAAAAGAAAGCAACAACTCCTAAACCAAAAGGTATTAAAGAAGGTAGTGCTGAGTTTAAAGCTATATATTCTAAAAAGTTTAAAGAAGCTAAAGATAAAGGTCAAAAAAGAATAAGTATTAATAATGTTTTAAAAAGGTCTCCTGATGGTAAAGGTCATCAAGATACACCTAAAAAAGCTTTTTACATGGTTACAAGAGGTAAGGCAAAGAAAAAAGATTTAACAGGTCTTACTGATAAACAAAAAATGGAAAGAAAAGCCTTAATATCTGATGCTTCAAAAAAAATGAAAGGTCAAAGAAAAGATACTGAAGGCATGGGTGAAAAAGGAGCAACAGTTAGATTATCTGATAGGGTTCAATCTCTTAGTCCTAAAGCTAAAGGTAAGTCTCCTGCTCAAATATTAAAAGAAGGAAGAGTAAGTCCTATTACTCGTAGATATGGCAATCCTAATTTTATAGAAAGAGTAGATGCTCCTGCTCTTCCAAAGATGAGTAAAGAAGCAAGACGTATGAGAAGAATGGCTCAGTTAAAAGTTCTTCCTAAAGGTTTTTTTAGAAGTAAAACAGAAGAGTTAGATGTGGTAAGAGGAGATATACCTCCAAGACTTACTGCTTCTCAAATAGCAAAAGAGTTTAGAGAAAATGTTTTGCGAGGAACTAAAACAGTTAAAACTCCTCAAGGTAAAGCTAAAGTAACAGAACTTGCAGTTCCTGCAGCACAAGAACTTAAAAAGTTTCCTAAAAGAAAAACTTTAAGTATAGGAGATAAATTAAAAGGCACACTTGCAACTGAAAGAAATATTAAGAAACAGATTCTTAAAATTAACAAGGGTGACTTTGGAGGACCTAATAAAAGTTTAGTAAGTAATGTGCCTAATAAACCTATAGGTAAAAAAGAACAGTTGGTTGAAAAAGGTGTAGCTTACGATAGAAAAAGTAAAACTGCAGAAATATTTAAATTTAGAAAGGATGAAATTCAAAGATATAAAAAAGCTTTAGACAGTTCAGAAAAAAGTATTATGTCTAATACTGCAAAGGCAACTCTTAATGATTTAAAAAATAGAAGTGTAATTAAAAATGCTACTAAAGGTAGTCCTTATGCTACTATTAAAAATAGAGTTAGTAAATTAATTGAAAAGCAAAAAGAACTTAAACCTAAATTAATAGGTAGTTTAAAAATGAAGCTTGATAATTTAAGTAAAAATAAACCTGCAGCAACAGGTGTAAAAGAAAAGTTTGGTGTGATACCTAGAAAGAAAGGTGGTATGCTTAACTATAAAGCAGGTACAGGAAAGAAAACTGTTGGTAAAAAGTCCAAATCAAAACTAGGTAAGTTTAAGGGTGCAATGCTTTCTCTTATGCCTATGGGTGTATATGATACTATTGACATGATTGATACTGCAGTTAGAACAGGTGTGCCATTTAAATCAGGCACTAAAGGAAAAACTATACGAGGTGTTGGTAAAGCAATGCGTGGTCATGGTAAAGCATTAACAGGGAGAAAAAAATAATGGCTATAGGTTCAGGAAGAAAAATACTTTCGCTAGGTAAATCTCTTAAAGAAAATATAGATGATGCCTATGAAAAATTTATTACAGGTGGTGGTAAAACAGGTAAAAATAAAAAAATTACTATACAAAAAAAAGATATAGATAAAAAACTTTCTAAACAAGAACAAGTTAAGAAGGCAGCAGAAAATAAAATAAAAAAACAAAAATCTAAAAAAGTAAAAAAAGAAAATGTTTTATCAAAAGATAAACAAGTTAATAAAGCAAAACAAAATAGAAAAGCAAAACAACAAAAGTCTAAACAACAAAGTACTTCTTTAGTTCCTACAGGTCAAAGTAAAACAATTAAAGAAACTGTTAATCCTAAAAAAATAAAACAAAATTTTAAAACTATAGGTAAACCTGTAGATAAAACTAAAAAAGTAAAAAAACCTAAAAAACAAAGTACTGCTTTAGTTACAGTTCCATCTGCAACTGCAGCAAAATCTTCTAGAAAAATTTTAAATTTATTTGATAAAATAAAAAAGAATAAAGGTAAAATTGGAGCAGCTGCAGCATTATCAGTATTACCTTTTGCAATAGGAACAGATAAAAATGTAGGTGAAGGTAAGAGTATTGGTGGAGGTAATAAGGATAAAAAACCTAAAAAAGAAGATTTTACTCCTAAAATAAAAAAACCTACTGTACCTAATGTAAAAAAGAAAAAGTTACCTAAAACTAAATCTAATGACTATACAGGTAGGTTTATAGATAAAGAAGGTAATGTTGCTTATGACAGTGCATCAGACTTTTTTGCACATATGTTTGGCACTCCTAAGAAAAGAAAGATGCCTAAAACAACTGCAAGAATAATAGGAAAAGGTGATAAACTAAAAAGGAAAAAAGCAGATACTAAAGGTGCAGGTAAGGGTGTAAAGTTTCAGGCATTTAAATCAGGCACTAAAAGTAAAACTATAGGTCTTAAAGACTTACCACCTAAAGCAGAAAATCCGGGTATACATATGTTACCTGCAAAAGCTAAAATGAATATGGGATTTAAACCTATGTCTGGTGGTGGTCTTATTGCAAGTTTTTATGATAAACCTGAAAAGACTGAAAAATATAAAGGTAATACAACTTCTGCAAGACAGGTAAAAGGTTATGGAAAAGCAAAAAAGAAAGCTTAAAAAAGTTATTAAAGGACTAAGTAAAGCATCTAAGACTCATGCTAAACAAGCTAAAACTTTAAAGAGTATGTTAAGTAATGGTAGTAAGAAAAAAAAGAAAAGACCCTAAAGTTGGCACAGGTAAAAAACCAAAGGGTTCAGGCAGACGTTTATACACAGATGAAAACCCTAAAGACACAGTTAGCATCAAATTTGCCACACCGACAGACGCAAGAAACACAGTTGCAAAAGTTAAAAAAATCAATAAGCCTTATGCGAGAAAGATACAAATACTTACAGTCGGTGAGCAGAGAGCTAAAGTAATGGGTAAAACTCAAGTTGTAAATATATTTAAAAAAGGAAAAGAAAGTTTAAAAAAAGCTCATAAAAAAACATGATAGAATTTGTGCTTGTGTTTATGATGGGAATAAGAGTAATAGACCAAACACAAACTTTTCAAGACATAGATAGATGTTTATACTTTGCAAAAAGATTAAACAATCAACCTTCAATCCCACAACAGGAAGGACCTAATTTAAGAATAACTTCATATTGTAAACCAAGAAAGAAAAGATAATGTTAGCAGAACTTGCCGCAGCAAATGCAGCTTTTGGAATAATAAAAAATTTTATATCCAATGGCAAAGAATTATCAGGTTGTGTTAAACAAATATCTGATTTTGTATTTGCAAAAGAACAACTAGAAAAGAAAGCTAAAAAATCTAAAGGTGGTGGCACTGACTTAGAAGAGTTTATGGCTCTTGAACAAATAAGAGAAAAAGAAGAAGAACTCAAAAAGATAATGATTTATTTAGGAAGACCCGGACTTTGGCAAGATTGGCAAAGATTTCAGGCAGAAGCTAGAAAGTCAAGACGATACGCAGAAAAGATGGCAGAAAGACGTAGACAAGAAATGTTAGAGTATACAGGCTATGGTATAGCTTTTATATTTTTAATGGCTTTTGCAGGATTATTGACATGGATTGTTGGTGCATGGTGGACAGGAAAACTTTAACACCTTGTATTGGTATATGTAAACTTAAAGATAATATTTGTATAGGTTGTAAAAGAACAATAGAAGAAATAAAGGAAGCATATGATAAATTGGTTGCTAAAAATAATAAAATGTAATACTATAATAGGTATAGACTCTAATAAAGAGTTAGCTAAACATAGACTATATACAACTAAATACGAAGACTTATGTATGTAAAGGAGAAATC